TCCGCGACAGTCACTCAGTTCTGGAACGCATCTTTTGTTGGCGATGCCGTGTAACGTACGCTATACCTTGGGCATGTGCTCAACCGTCAATGGCGACAACTTGTATTAAATTATTGGGGGGCAGGGCAAGCGGGGTAACTATTACCCCCGCTGCCCTGGACCCCTCCCTTCTATAAAGTCTGCCCTTTCCTTTCACTCTTGCATGCCTCGTCTCAATAGCAAAGATAGGTTTTCTCATATTTGCTTTACATTCAACAACTATGTCGAAGAGACGGATGTCCCTAGGCTCACTGAGCTTTTCGAAAGAGAAGCCAAGTACTATGTCTTCGGTAGAGAAGTCGGTGAATCAGGTACTCCTCACCTCCAGGGATACTGTTCATTTTCAGGACGGCATTCTTTCGAGCATGTTCGCAATCTCCTCGGCCCTGGGATCCATTTCGAAAGAGCAAGGGGTACTGCTCGCCAAAATAGAAAGTATTGCACTAAGGCTGGACATTACGTCGAGGGCGGTGCACTTAATGAGGGACGAGTTAGACAGGATAAAGACGAACTTTCCAGAGAGTTCATCCAAGCTGTCGGAAGAGGAGACAAGGGAATTCTTGAATTCTCCGAAAGCACCCCGCATCTTTGGGTCCATCATGGATCTAACATGCTCAGAAACACTCTGGTCCTCAGAGCCCCCATCGAGCGGCCCAACATTCAAGTCCAATGGATTTACGGGCCGCCAGGGGTAGGTAAATCAAGGAAGGCCCATGATGATCTGCCTGACGCTTACATTAAAGAGCCTAGGACCAAATGGTGGAATGGTTACCTTTGTCAAAAGTCTGTAATAATAGATGATTTTGGGCCAAATGGTATTGATATAAACCATTTGCTTAGATGGTTTGACAGATATAAATGTTTAGTTGAGAATAAAGGAGGTATGGTAGCGCTTCACGCAGATACCTTCATAGTTACTTCGAATTTCCATCCTAGGGAAATATTTAAATGGGGTGAAGAAATAAACCCTCAATTGCCAGCCTTGGAAAGGCGTTGTACTTTTATTCACATGGAATAAAGAGTTAATTTTACGCATTCATGTTTTCTGAAAGCCAAGGGAGATATTAGCTTTAGAATGGCCCACCGCAGGTGAGTGGGCGCCGTGGCGGAGCCAAAGCCCACGTGGGGCCTTGGCCCCACCACGTGCGGAGCACGTGACAGGACGCGCGAAGCGCGCAAGTCAAACCATTCCACCACAGACTCTATAAATACCCGCGCTTACCCGTGAGGGTGAGTAAGAGAAATGGCTCGTACATTGCAAACACGCAAGCCTTCGTCCGCTTCCAAGCCCATGAAGAAGGGCCGGAGGCCCAGACGTCGACGTGGACGTAAGTCCTCGTCGTTTACATCGAAGAAAGGGACTGGTTCTGTAATTGGTTTCAAATCCCGTAAAGTTTCTGGGCGTAGATATCGTTCTATGTTATGGAGGGACTCCACGATGAAAACTAAATTCAGGACGAACCTTGCATTCACTCAAGCGCATGCTGCGCCTGCCACGTCAGCACAATTCAGTGTCGTGTTATACGATGCATTTGGCAATACTGCCAGTCCTTTTTGGACTCCTAGTGGTGGTACTCTTGTTGCTGATTTTGGGGGTGCTGTGCCTACTTTTATCGGAGATATTATCGTACGTGGCGGAACCTTAGGTGTTCGTGTATCCAATCAAGCAGCAGATCTACAGCCACTTGAGTGTAAGGTGTTTCTTCTAATGACGCCGAAGAAGACTTCCGTTGGAGCGGCTGTGCCTCCACCGACCATTTCAAATCAACCTATAGGGTTTGATCTTAGCCAGTTGACGGATTTCAGTTCGTTGTATGGGAAGATCCTTTACAGTAGGAGCGCATTAATTGAGAACGCCAACGTCGTTGAATTTGTGTACCGTATGCGTGTACATAAGGTAGATCAGTTTGAATATTCACAAACTTCTAGGAGGTTTTACTGGGTCGTGTGTATTGGTGCGACGGAATCTTCGTCCGCACCTTCCGCGACAGTCACTCAGTTCTGGAACGCATCTTTTGTTGGCGATGCCGTGTAACGTACGCTATACCTTGGGCATGTGCTCAACCGTCAATGGCGACAACTTGTATTAAATTATTGGGGGG